CACACTGTGCCTCCCCTGCGGAGACAATAGGAATGATTACAAGCCTTTTCAATGACAGAAACTCTAATCCATAAGGGGTCAGAGCGTATTCTGCATCTACTTGAAGGTTTGTGGCTTGACTTGTGGAAAAACTTATCGAGGTTTCTCCTTCTGAGTAGGAATTTACTCTCAAAGCATCTCCGATACTACCTATTCCTGTGTTTTCTCCCAAGCCATTCATTTTCATCTTATGAGCTGTCAAAAAAGCGAGAGCCTTATTGTAAAGGCTCCCGAACTTTTTCTTTGAGATTATATCTGCGTACAGCTCCAAATAAGAATTGACACCATACTGAGTCACATTTCCCTGTTCATCAAGAACATCATCATCAGGAATATCCTTGAATTCTGTTGCCACTAGTCTAAAAGTGGCAAGTGCGGTCAATGAACTACCCATGAGTCCTCCTTATTATTCAGCCTTCTTAGCCTCAGATGCTTTCTTTGCCTCAGCTGCCTTTTTAGCTTCTGCTTTCTTCTTAGCCTCAGCCTTCTTAGCTTCCTCAGCTTCCTGAGCTTTCTTTGCTTCTTCTGCCTTAAGTGCCTCTTCCTCAGCCTTCTTAGCTTCCTCAGCTTCCTGAATAGCCTTAGCAAGATCCTCCTCTGTCATGTAGTCAGCAGGGTTTAATCCAAGTTCGTTTGCCTTTTTAGCAACTGCCTCGGATGCTGTCAAACCTGATAGCTGATGAACTGTCTTGTCGATAGCTTTCTGCTCAGGAGTCTTGTCCTCCTTAGAAGGCTTTCCAGATACCTTAATCTGACCTGCCTTCTTAAGGATTTCAATTGTAGGATTGTGCTCATCCTTCTCAGATAGAACAACTGATTCATCAGGCAATATTACAGAATTGCCAATGCCAATAATCTTATTTGATACATTCTCAATTTTTAAAGCCATGTCTTTTTCTCCTCCTTAATTTACACGCCTACAGCAATGAGTGCTGAGAGTGGATAGTACATGATGATACCGGCAACTCTTTCCTCGCATGGAATAATAACCTCAAGGTTCTTATTCTGAAGTGGGTACTGATAGAATGCCATAGGGATTTCAAGGGAGAACTTCTCCTCGTCCTTTGTGTAAAGGAATGCTACACCAGCACTCTGTGCTGAGTATGGATTTGTCTCCGCTGAATCAGATTCAAGCTCAGGAGCTGCAATGATGTCCTTAAGATATGGAGCGTTCTCCAAAAGGAACTTCTTTACAGTGTAGCCTGTGTTTGGCACCTGACGAGTTGAGATATCGATGAATACAGATGCTGGAAGTGCAAGCACGTCTGCTCTCTCAACATTCTTTGTGATTTTTGACTGGAATGCGAACATTCCATTGATATCATCAAGAATCTGAGATGCTGTCTTGTGTGCGAAGTCTGTGTAATCTGTTCCATCAACAGTTACTGTTGACAATGTGTAAAGAGGCACATTGTTATCATCTGAAAGTACACCCATAAGGTTGTGCTTCTTATCGCCAACAAATGCAATTGTATTTGTTGTTCTGTCGATAGCATAACGAGCAGCTTCAGCTCTACGAATATCAAGAGACTTTCCAGCCATTCTTGAAGCTCTCATATCCTGAACTGAGTAGCCGTATGAATCACCAATAGACTTGATGAATGCTGTCTTTGGTTCTCCCTTTACATCAGCTCGTGGAAGGTCTGTGCTGTAATTGCTGATGATTGCAGCCATACCTGTCTTCTCATAGCTGTAGTATGTTGTTGTCTCTGCTCCCTCAGGCACTTCGTGAGTGATAGGGAAGTTGTTCAGAGCTGTAAACTCAGGATAAATCTTGTCATAAGACTTAGCCTTTACATAATCTAACTCACGTGCGAAGAAGATTGATGCATCTTCTGTTGAGTCGAATCTCATGAGCTCTCCTTCTGCAAGAGTGTTCATAATTCCACTCTGCTTAAGAGCGATTAAGTCCTGTGCATCATAGTGCTCGCTAGGGCATTTTGCATTGTACTTATTCTTCATTATTTCTGTTCCTCCTTCTAATATTAAAGCTCAACTACAGCAATACCATCATCTGTAGCATTGCCGAATGTAGCTCCTGTTTCGATTGTTGTTCCTGATGATGCATTTGTGAATGTTCCTGCATCATTTCCTGATGTTTCAACATAGGCTTTATCTCCGTATGCAGGAGTTACATTTGTGGCTGTTCTGCCCCAAATCTTTCCTTTTGTCATGACACCGACTGTAGCACCTTTCTTGATTGCTACCTTTCCTTTGAGGTCGTGCTCAACATTTGCCTGATGAACAACTACTCCTCTGAATACTGCTGCTGTTGCTTTGATAGCTGCAACTGAGTGTCCTTTCGAAGTGCCATCTGTTACCGCCATGCCTGCTTTGAGGACTCCATCTTCCTCTTCATTTAAGCGTGCTACTACCTCGTCATCAACAAGGTCAACCTTACCGCCAGGTACACCATTAGGTGTAGAATAACCATAACTTGTCTGCATTATTCATTTCCTCCTTCTCTTTCAATCATTCTTTGTCTAGCATCCTGTGCCATTGTGGTGTTGCTCTTATGCTTAGCATCACCATTGAAAATCTGTCGGTACTGATCACCAGCAGTTTTCTCTCTATTCACCTCATTAGCTGCAATGTCATACATTGCGTTAATGTAAGATGCATCCTTGCCATCCATTCTCATTTCAGGGAATACCTTATTGATAATGGCTAACTTTCCTTCCTGAATAGACATCTCGTCTAATCCATCAAGATTGAGCTTATCTCCTACACGGCAAATGCCTAATCTCTGACGAACAATTTCATCTGCTGAATCATTGTTCATTGACTGAGAGTTGTCATCCGAGCTGTCCTGTTTGTCAGGTTCAGCCTTAGGCTCCTCTGTAGGCTCTTCACCATCCTTGTTACAGTCAGTGCAATTAGCACCATCTGAGTTCTGAGCTTTGAGGTCTTCAATTACCTTTGTGAGCACCTCAACAACCTTTGAGACAACCTCACTTCCGTTGTTTGTAGGCTCCTGTGCAGGTTCTTCACCGTCCACAGCCTTAGGCTCTTCCTCCTTTGTAGGCTCTACAGGTGTTGGTTCAGCTGCTGGCTCTGTTCCTTCACCATCTGTTACCTGAGGTTCCTCAGTTGGCTCCTCTGCTCCTTCGCCATCTGCATTCTCAGCACCACAATCAGCCTTAGCCTTAGATGCTAAATACATTGCAATGGCTTCTTTCATCTCTTCTTCTGAGAGCTGAACTTCGCCATCATGACGAGTTTCAATGTTCTTTGCCATTTTCTTTCCTCCTTTTAAGATTTCTTTGTCTGAACCATCAATGTTCAAACGGGCCTGTTTGCCTGCCCTTGCTTCCTCTACCAATGCTAAATGGTTGATGAAGATTTCTGTCTGAATTGCATCGTATGGTTCTCCGTTCCATTCTCCAGGCTCATCAATAAGAACTAGGTCATAGCCTAAGGATAGTTCCTTACACCCGCTAGCTCTCATTCTGTCTGTATCATGGATGATGATTTCTGCTCTCACATCCTCGCCATCCTGATAACCTTCTGTGAGAATTGTGCCGATTGTCTCATCCTCTACATTTGCCTTCGTAATCTTCCCAGCTTCATGAGTTACGATAATAGGCTTTCCTTTGTAGGATTTCAGAGATTCTTCAGCGAATACATATTCCGGAAGTCTAAGCTCCCTTCTTATGCTCCCATCGGGATTCATATATTCAAATATTCCACAACTTGTTAGGATTGGATGGTCTACCAAATACCCTTCCTCTGTGAAATAAGTTGAATCATTTGCGTCTAAGGAAATACAATCCAGTCGCCTTACACGTCTCGTTTTTGGTGCATCTCTCGTCTCCATGTGCCTTATGGTCTCCTTTCTTTTGTTCCCTCATTACATTTGCAATAGCTTTGTCAGCCGTAGGGTCCTTAATATGCTCACTATTCATCCCAACCTCCCTAAACCTTTTTGCTAATTAAGTTCTTCAAGCCTTCTAAGCAATTCCTTGACATCATCCTTTTCAAAGTCTGCATGGTAGAGTCTGAGCCACCAATCACAAACTTCTTTTGGCTGTGTATCTTTTTTCAAAAACAGCTCAGATTTCAGCTGACTTACTTTGTACTGAGGTGTTGCTGTGTTCAAAGAAATCATTCTGGAATCAGCTGTCATCTGCCTAATAGCAATGAACAATTCCATCTCATTTCCTCCATTAAAAAAGCCGAAGCCTAAAGCTCCGACATTAACCATTTTTTCAAATAAAAAAGCACCTAGCTTTTACTAGATGCTTTGTCTTGTTCTACTTGTTCCCTTACTTCTTTGAAATCTGTCATTCTTCCATGAAATCTATCAGGATCCATCTTCAATAGCATATCCTTTATTTCATCTTTGCTCATTAGCTTTTCTTCGTTATCTCCCATGCTATAATCCCTCCGTCATTCTATCTGTGACTTCATATCCTTCATCAAGCCACATTTGTATAACTTCTTCCTTAGTAGCATATCTGATATCTTTACTAATTTCCTGTCCTACTACTGATGCATCAATCTTAACACCTTCTGAGGTTTCTGTCACCGAGTTTATTCTTAGCTTAGTGCCTCGTTGTAACAGGAATTCATATTCATCTTCTGAGCCTGACAATATTTCAATATATGCTCCGTTGCCTTTGCCTTTAGGAACGTGTATATCCCAAAATACATCTCCACTTGCTACACTTTTCGAAAGTGCTGAGCATGAAACAAAATTATCATGCTTAAATATTTCTCCAACCTTAAGCTTATCAAGGAATTCTCTTTCTGTTGTTCTGTGTACAACAATATCTTCATCGAGTTCAAATTTCCTGATTGCTTCTGTGAGGTTATCTATATACTCCATTATGGTTTGGCTTTCATGCTGTTCCCAGCCTTTAACCATATTCTTTGTCATTCTACCCCTCAGGAGTCCATTCATAGCAGAGAATCCATCAGAAGTGTAATATGCTGTTGCTACCTGCTCCTTGGTAGTCAATGCATTGTACCATCTTCCAACCATTGAGCTATCAAATTTTTCTTTTAACTCCATGTATTCAGTGTATCTAGGATTGATATCTCCTGATTCGGTATACTTCCTAATACCAGCTCTGCTAGGTCTGAATCCAAAGAAATCTCTTACTTCGTTTTCACTTCCAAATAAAGTCTCAACTGTAGGAGCTGATACCTCAACCTTTTCAATTCCATCAACAGGAAGTTTCAATGTCTGAGATTCAAATACAGGTCTCCCGATGCATCTACATCCATAATCTTCACCAGGTTCGCAAGCCCTACCATCATCATTCATAGGTGGATGTCCCCATTCAAAGACCAATCCATCTAATGCTGCATGAGATTGTCTCACTCGCTCATCACCTACTGTACTCCATTTGTACTTAGTAATACCTGCATCTAATTGCTGAGCTTTCTGTATCTTACCATTTAGCTTAGCAACCTGATCCCTTGCAATAAACTTTGCATGCCTTCTATTGGATTGATACTCCTTCATTATGGCTTCTACCATGCTTGTGGTTGTGCCGCCTCCAAAATAGCCTTCATAAATGATTTCTTTCATTCTGCCCAAGGTATCATGAGGAATCGTCTTAATCAAATCAACATTATCCGATATCCATTGTTCCAAACCTTCCTTGTAGAAGTCTCCCATGTAATAATCTTCTCGGATGTCTACGCCAACAGTGGCTTTGCAGGCCTTTTTCCATTCCTTTACAGTTAGCTTTCTAGTGAGATTCGCCATGTTCTCAAGACGTTTCCTCAAATTGTAGCCTTCTGTAGATGTTGTCAGGTTCGTTTCCATCTGTTGAAACATCTTTTCAATAGCCAACTGTAATGTGCTAGCAGAATCGAAGTGCTGGTTCTGTCTAAAGTCGTCATTTTCAATCAGCTCCTTGCGATAGATTTCTTTGAGCTGTGGCAATGACCTTTCAAGCTCATCCTTCAACAGTTCCATATAGCCATTTGTCAACCTGACATATTCTCTTTCAGCAGATTCAGGTATCTTAGGGTCATACTTGGAATACAATCTGTTGTGGCTGCCAAATCTTTTCTTGATAATATCTTTTGCTTCCATTGTTCCCCTTTCTTTGCATAATAAAAGGACATAGCTTTGTGCCATGCCCTTATCTGATACTTTTATTCTCTGCTTCTGAGTGCTGCTCTATAGCCAGCCATGAATCCCGATAGTTCAAATTCAACCGCCATTTCCATAGCTGTTTCTGTAAGCTCCTTCAGTCTTTCATGGTTGAATCCTGAGTGTTTTTCTGCAACTGCCTGATATAGACAAGCTGTTTCAATAGCTTCTTCTGTATGTCTAGGTGTGTCTCCCATGCCTTCGACATATTTTCTGAACAGTTCTACCAATTCCTCTTTTGTAGGTTCTTTCATTAGTCACCTCCATGTAACATTGGGCTAATGCCCTAACCAACAGTATCTCGCATATTCTAAAGCCTATGCTTCAATATTTCTACCCCGAACCTCCTGAGATTTCATTGATTAGCAACTCCAATGACTGCTTGAATGGTGGGAATAAATTCTCCTTTTGGAGCTGTTCGTATGTCAACCATCTAGCTTTTGTCATTTCAATGCCATCAGCTCTAGGTCTTCCTGAGTAGTTGTCTGTTATATATACCTTAGAATCCTCATATTCTCCCGAGGAAGCTTTTGTTTCTCCCAATGGTAGAAGTGTTAGACATTCTATTCCAAACTCCTCCTGAGCTTCCCTGACAGCTGCATCAAGTGGCTCTTCTCCGATTCTTATATGACCGCCTGGACCACACAGGCCTTTACCGTCGGTTCTTTCTGCTACCAATATGTAGCCATCATTACATACAATTACTCCAACACCTTTATCAGAATCCTTTGGTTCATTAAGCTTCTGTATTTCATTTACCGCCTGAGCTAATGTATTAACAGCTTTTTCGAGAGCCTGTCCTTCATTTTTACGAGATGGCTGTGTAGAATTATTAGCTTCGGCTTCCTGAGAAATCTGTACATCATCATCCATACGGCTTGTTGTACGAATGATAGACTTTTCAACTTCCTCAGCCATTTCTTTCACACTAAAATCCTCCTCGCTGATATTCAGGTCTTCTTCATCCAGGACTTCCTGTATGCAAAACTCACCATTCTTAGCAAGTGCTGTTCTTACCTCGCTTGCATCAAGTACACCTGCATCGATATATGTCTGAGCAATTGAAGCTTCGACTTGTCTCTTTTCTGCTTTGACTTTATCAACATTTGCTTGCTCCAACTCAGTCAAAGACCATAGAGATGTGAACTTAACCTTGTACTTAGGGATATCATCAAACTCATGCTTGATTAACCCCTCTTTCAAGATGATGTCAATCAAAACCTTTGTATTCTTCTTCAGGTTTACCTTCTGCATTCCTTCCACCATATTGTAGAAGTTTTCCATATCAGATTCTCCTGTGGAATTCATACCGGCAGGTGATGCACCAAACAATCTTGTCTGAGGAATATTTGTTACTGCTGAAAGCATATTACATGTAGCATCAAGAATATCTTTTACTCCTGAGAGCTGCATATTCTTGAAGTCATAATCTTCGCCATCAGCATCAATAGCAATACTGTTCAGGATTCCTCTGGCCATGTCAATAAGCTGCAGTCTTCTCATTACTGCATTTTCGCCTTCATCTGTGCTGAGAGTATTTGACAGGCCTGACATCTTATAGATTGCTTGTACTGCCCTTTCAAGCATTTTCGTACTATATCCATGGGATGTAAGGCATCTTTGCAGTTCTTTCTTGATTCTCACATATTCAGGCATTCCCCACCATCTATAATTTGCATTCTGTGCGTGTTCAGGCAGTCTGCCATTTCTGAATATCAAACATCTTGATACGTGAACTCTGAAATTGCCATACATA